AATAGTAAAGTTAAAGGATTCGAATCACAATGTCAGTCTTAAATGTATTAGATACTCAGACAGTTAGTGCTTCAGGAACTGCATACATTGTGGTTAAGTCTGGTGTAGTTCGTGCATACGCTGCAGCTGCTTCCTCAATACAATTCGATGCTGGTCCTGCTGTAACACTAGTTGCTGGAGAAGCGATCTTGCTCTCTATTGGTAAACCAAAATCTTCAAGAATTAAAGCAGCGACTGATGCTGCTGCAATGGTAATAACCGTTGATCACGGTGGTACACCTGCTCATAGTTTTGCAGTTGGAGATTATGTTACGACTGTTGATGGTGGTGACACTGATGGATTTACTTCTGACTTCGAGTCAGCCGCTGCTGATGGTAAGAAGGTAACTGCTGTAACAGATACTACTATCACAACTGATTACAATTCATCTGGTGCTTCTGCTGACTATGCAGTTTCAGATGCTGATGTCATTGCTGGAACTCTTCCACAGGTTCAAAGAGTAGTGAAACTCACTGCTGGATCTGGATCTGGTGGAGTTGTAGTAGAACAGGTACAAGTTGTAGGTGGTTAAGATGTTATCCTTTAAGCAATTCATTGCTGAGGGTGGTCTAGCACGTGCAATCAGCAAGTCAAATACGAAAGTAACTGGTCACATCTCTGCTGACAGGGGAAGTGATGAGAAGAAAAATCGTGGCAAGCGCAAAGGTTTAGAGAAAGATCTCAAGAAGAAAGGCATAGGATATAAGAAGACGGTTGGACAGTACAAGTATGACGATGGGAAAACTGGCACAGAGGTGTCCTACCATACGTCAAAACCTGATAAAATGTCTAAGCGTCGATTTGGTAAGGTTACTCGCAGGCTAGGTCGTAAGCACGATCAAGAGTCTGTTATTACAAAAGATAAAGACAAGAGTGCCAAACTGCACTATACTGATAAAAGCGGAAAGAAATCCGAGTCTATCGGTAAGACCAAGGCAGGAAAGCATCCAGGTGGGTATGGTGAAACATCATCCACTAATGTCCGTTCTGGTAAGCTACCAAAAAAAGTTAAGGATAGGAAACTACACTATGATTAAACCCGATTGGGATGACTCCAACTGGCGTGAAGAGTACAAGGAAATGAAGCTGCTGTCTAAACTACAGTTAGAGCTTCTAAATAATGGACCAAGGAGTTTATCTCAATCTTGGTTACTTGGTGCGATGCATAGTGATTGGAGGAGAAAGAAGGGTTATACTTACCCAGAACCTCCCGATTGTCAATCATCTCTTCAAGATTTTTTTGAAAAAACTAAAGGAATCTAACAATGGCTGAATTAATTTGCAGATACTGTGGTCTCAAAGTACCTAACAGTAAGCCTAATGCTGAGAGATGGTTAGCAAAGCACGAAGCCAACTGTCCTCGTAAACCAGGACACAATAAAACCAACGGACCTATAGGTACAGAGTAATGTGGAATTTTAATCCAAAACTACTATTCAATAAGGCAGTAGAATTCGATAAGAAGTGGGCAAAAAAGATTCAAGATAAGTTCAAGTTGACCGATTATCAGATGCTTGTGTTATCATTTGGTAAAGGTTTCATCATAGGAGCGATCTTACTGTAGCACCTTGAACTAAATACTTCATTATGACTGAAGACCAAATCCGAAAGGTCACCTACACTAAAGATGAGGTGAATATGCTAATCCAAGCTGCCGTTGCTGAGGCAAAGGAGATGGATACCGTTTTAATGGCAAAGCATAATAGAACTGCTACTATCATCAGTATGATTCTGGGTCTTATTTGTCTTGCTCTCTTTGTGGACGGACTTCTAAGAATCCTTGGTATCATCCCACCCTTTATGGATTTGGATGTTAACGTCATTGATGATATAATAGAAAAAGTTGAGGAGGATGTAATGCCTTTGGTTCAACAAGCCAAGGGATACATACCCAGAATTTAATTATGACTAAACTCTCTAAGAAACAAAGACATCAAGTAAAATCCAGATGGTATTATATCTTCTGGGGTGCTGCAACTGTATCAGTATTTGCTGGACAGATGTATGTTGGTTCTGGATATCGTCAGATGTCAGAAGCATTTAATCGCATATTAGATGTCGTTGAAATTGAAGCTAAGAACTATCCTAGGTTTTACTAGTGATAGACACCTCACCAAGTTCATTAAGAATGTTTGCCATTCTAATCCTAGGTGTGGTCTGGTTTTATATCTTATGTCATCCAGTTGAAGATGATTAAGAAAATCTTTAATGATTAAATAATTATACGGGTGCCCATTATGGCGTTCGAGGAAATCAAGTCACTATATGAACTTACCGAAGAGAACTACAAACTCCAAGATATGATTCAAATCTACCAAGAAGAGATTCTAAAACTTGAACAAGAGAAAGAAGGTCTCAAAGCAGAGGTTATATTCTTGCGTCAACAATTGGAATATAAGACTCTGGGACCACCCATACATTCACAAGAAGACAAAAGAAAAGGCACCTAGTGGTGCCTTTTTTATTATTCGATTTTAATCTGATCTATGCAAGGACTTCCTTGCAGATTCTTTTACAACTTGATTGCTCATCCTCACATTCGATCAGACAGTCAAAGTAGTCGTCTATATTATCCTCGTGAGAGGATCCTTCGTGGTGATTCCATTCTGCCATCTGATTAAAACTGAGAACTGTGTTTGACATTAGACCTCCTACCATTTAAAACAACATAACAAAAGAATTTGGATTCATCTTGTTGTCTCCAAGTCTACCACTATTTATATAAATATGTCAGTGTTTGCAAACGTTGTTTAACGGTTCTCAACAAAGCATTTATAACTAAGAACATATGCTTAGGAACAAATGCAGGGGAATATTGTCTGGGGTGTGATCTGGATGATTGTGGTATTATTAGTATGTGTTTCAGTTTCTCTAGTATACATTTTTAAATATGATGATTGGTATCCTAACCCCCTTGTTGATGAACGTCACTCCGACGGAAATGATGCAGAAGATGCAGGAGTGGAAGTCAGAGCAGAACAGAACTCCAGTGGAGGAGATGCTAAATAGCTCACTAGATGATTTTAATGAGGAACAAAATGGGAGCGATGACACCACCGAGCAGGAAGTCTTGTTACAACTTCCGAGTAACGAACATAGACAAGGTACTGGACGGAGACACGATAGATGTCACCATAGATCTTGGATTCGATTTATACAAGAAAGAACGGGTAAGGATTGCGGGGGTAGACACTCCAGAGAAACGCACGAGAGACCTAGAAGAGAAAGCGTTGGGAATTGATGCTACTAACTGGCTCAAAGGAACATTAGAAGATACAATTAACGGTAATAATGAACTCACTATTAGAACTGAACTTAAGGGTGGCGTTGGGAAGTATGGCAGGCTTCTTGGTTGGCTCTACATTGGCGATGATACTGTTTCATTAAATGAACAGATGATCACCGAAGGGTATGCTTGGGAATATGATGGTGGTACTAAGAAGAAAGATTTTGAAGAACTACGTGAGATACGTAGATCTTTTGGTACCTTAGCAGAAGAAGTTAAAGAAGAACCTATTGAAATTGATATTAAAAATCCAGATGGTACAGTTGATCCTGACTTTATAGATACTGGTGCAGCATCAGGAATGGCTGGTCCTTGGTAAATGGCATCTGACAATCAAATATATCTTGGTAATCCTAACCTAAAGAAGGCTAATGTTGCCACGAACTTTACACCTAAGCAGGTACAGGAGTTCATTAAGTGCAGCAAGGATCCAATATATTTCATAAGAAAATACATCAAGATCGTTTCTCTTGACGAAGGTGTAATACCTTTTAATATGTACGATTTCCAAGAGGAAATGGTAACTAAGTTTCACGAGAACAGGTTTAATATTGCCAAGCTTCCTAGACAGTCTGGCAAATCTACTGTTGTAACTTCTTATTTACTTTGGTATGTCATCTTCAACCCAAACGTCAACGTCGCAATCCTGGCAAACAAAGCACCTACCGCCAGAGAAATGTTGGGACGCTTACAACTCAGTTACGAGAATCTTCCTAAGTGGATGCAGCAAGGTATTATTGGTTGGAACAAAGGGTCAGTGGAATTGGAGAACGGAAGCCGTCTCTTGGCTTCATCTACTAGCGCATCTGCTGTTCGCGGTATGTCCTTTAATATTATATTTCTTGACGAGTTTGCTTTTGTCCCAAATAATATCGCGGAACAGTTTTTTGCTTCTGTTTATCCTACTATCACTTCTG